CCTAAAATTGTGATAGAACTGGTAGAGACCGTAAAGGAATCTGTACCAGAATGTGAGTTCGACTGGGACGCAAACGACTGAAGGAACGGGGCGTAAATCCCTAGTATTTCAGGAGTAAACTTATGAACACCCTCAATCTCATCAAGAAGCAGATCAACAAGGCATCTGCACTTCATGATGCACAGATCACTCACACCGCATATCGTGGTGTAAAGTGTGAGGTTCGTAAAGCAGTAAAAGAGTCTCACGGCACTTTCTGCTATCGCGGTCGCACCTACGCTAAGTGATCGCCATGGAAGCATTACAAGTAGTAGGATTCGCATCCTTAGGTTGTGTTGCATTCATTGGTATGATTTACGGAGAACTCCTTCTTTTGCAGAGGGGGTAATAAATGCTGAAGATCAAATTGTATTATGATCTTCCAGCATATGATCCTAAAATCCATGACCCAGATAAAACATTTGCGTTTTTAACTTATCGTGGTATACATTACGGTAAGTGGGTCAGTTTAAAATCACTTAGTAAACTTAGTTGGAAAGTAAATAAATGACAGAGGGGTTGTTACCCCTCTTTTTTTATGTTATAATATAGGGATACCGTAAATGATCAATGGAAAGAGAAAAACTAAAACTCATTGTACGGAATCTCAAATCTCTTGTTGCTGCTCTGGAGTCCGAAGTCTATTCGGATGTCGATGCATACAACAGAATTCCCAAAAAAGATTATGATGAAATCTTTGAAGACGATGATGGTTACCCTGATTGAATTATGACTGTTAAACTTGTAAGCGTTACTCCTGACGCAGAACAAACTATGGCGTATATCGCCAGAGTTTCCAACCCCAGCAACCAGGATAACGAAAAGTATGCTGGTCTATTGCGTTACTGCATCAAACATAATCATTGGAGTGTGTTTGAACAATCAACATTGACTCTTGAGATTGAAACTACAAGGGCAATTGCGGCTCAAATTTTGAGACATAGGTCCTTCACATTTCAAGAGTTTTCACAACGCTATGCAGATTCTTCTCTGCTAGGTTTTGAGAAGATTCCTCTCCCTGAAATGCGTCGTCAAGATGACA